GGAGCAGCAATAATTGGACCTTTCCATAAAGGACCTGCTTTCGTACCAACCGTTGTAAGTTCACAATCAGAATTCGAAGAAATATTCGGCACCCCTAATGGAGACTACTATTCAGGGTATACCGTACAAAATTATTTAAGAGAAGCTGGAGTAGCTACTATTGTTCGTGTAGGACATATTGGTGGTTATACTCATGCAGCACCTCTTGGAATTAAATTAAGTGGTGTGGGTACTAAAGATGATAAAATCATCGGTGTACTACATGGTACTGATAACCTTGCAGATGCAGATGGTAGTATAACAACTGAATTGTATGCTTCAACAGCAATAGATTCACAACCATCGGCTTCAGTATTTTCAATTTCTGGTTCTTTACTAGGAAGTGAAATTTCAGCATCAGTTTTACCAACCGCTGGAAATGATTTATCCGATGTATTCGGTGAATCTGCATTTGGTTCTAAAAAAGTATTTTCATACAAGTATTTTGAAAACGCTGCAACAGATTTTACAACTCACTTAGCTAATAGTGGTTCACAAATTTCTTTAGTTGCATTATCAGACCAAGATTTCACACAAGATTCTCAAAACGCTTCCACTCCTTGGATACAATCTCAATTGATTTCTGGTGAAAGATATAACCTTTTCAAATTACATACTTTAGGTGATGGTACTTATGCAAATACAGAATATAAAGTATCTATCTTTAATGTAAAAGCAGCAGGTACTTCTAACGCATCTGATTATGGAACATTCTCAATTGCAATTAGAGGATACTCTGATACAGATAAAAGAAAATCAGTAATTGAAACATTTAACAAAATATCAATGGACCCTGCATCTCCAAATTACATTAAGAAAGTAATAGGTGACCAGAACGTAAGTATTGATGCAGTTGGTAAAATGAATTTAGATGGTGATTATGTAAATCGTTCTAAATTTGTAAGAGTTGAAACAGTAGCAGAAGGAGCATCTCCTATAACTGCAGTACCATTTGGACATGGTGCATATACTAACCCAATTTTTGTGGGTGGTTCTGAATCAGATATACCAGCAGTATTATTCTCTACTGGTTCTAGTAATAATAATGGTTCAACAACTGTAAAGTATAGTGGTATTGATTTAGAAACTGCATTAGTAAAAATTGATAACCAATCTTACCTTTCTCCAATTCCTGCTTCGGCAACAATTGGTGGAAATACAGCATTCTCATTCGATGCAGATATCAATGTAGAATACAATGGTGCTAGTTCAGTTGGAGTAACTCCAAACCATCAAGATGATGGATATGGAACTTATAACTTCGGTTATTCTCTATCAACTTTAGATAATGCAGCAACTATCGCTAAAAGACAATTTACAGTAGGATTCCAAGGTGGATTCGATGGTATATCTCCAACAATCAAATCAGCTAAAGCTGATGATGCACAATGGGGAGCTGGAAATGCACAAGGATTTAACTTATCAACTTCAACATCAAGTGGTTCGGTTGCATATGTAAAAGCAATCAACGCAGTATCTAATCCAGATGATTTCGATATCAATTTGGTATCTGCACCAGGTGTTGTAAGAAGATTACACTCTTATGTATTTGATAAAGTAACTGATATGGTAGAAGCTAGAGAAGATGCATTCTTCATCGGTGATGTAACTGATAAAAGTGATACTATTGAACAAGCAATACAAGAAGGACAATCTGTTGATTCTAACTACGTTGGTACTTATTACCCATGGGTTAAAACAATTGATTCAAGAACAAATAAATTAACAACAGTTCCACCATCAGTATTGATGCCAGGAATATATGCTGAAAACGATGCAGTTGCAGCCGAATGGTTTGCACCAGCAGGTTTGAACAGAGGTGGTATTACAGGTGCAGTTAGTGTATTAAATAGATTAACTCATGCTGAAAGAGATACTTTGTATGAAGGAAAAATTAATCCAATCGCACAATTCCCAGGTGAGGGTATCGTTGCTTTCGGACAGAAAACTTTACAAGACCGTTCATCAGCACTTGATAGAATCAACGTAAGAAGATTATTAATCAAAGTGAAGAAATACATCGCATCTACATCAAGATACCTTGTATTCGAACAAAACACTACTAAAACTCGTTCAAGATTCTTAAATACTGTTAATCCTTATTTAGAAGGAATACAACAAAGACAAGGTCTTTACGCTTTTAGAGTGGTAATGGATGAATCTAACAATACACCAGATGTAATCGATAGAAACATCTTGGCAGGGGCAATTTATTTACAACCTACTAAGACAGCTGAATTCATTGTAATTGATTTCAACATTCTACCGACTGGGGCTTCGTTCACATCATAACTAAAAAATAAAAAAAACTATATTTATAGTAGTAAATAGGAGAATAAAAAAATGGCAGAAGTATTAGAATCAAACGGAGGTATGTTTTATACCAATTTCGAACCAAAGATGAAAAATCGTTTCATCATGACGGTTGATGGAATTGAATCATATCTAATAAAAACGGCTAATAGACCATCTATTTCTTTTGAAGTAGTAACATTAGACCATATTAACGTAAAGAGAAAACTCAAAGGTAAAGGTGAATGGCAAGATATTGAAATCACTTTATTTGACCCAATCGTTCCAAGTGGAGCACAACAAGTAATGGAATGGGTGAGATTATCTCATGAATCCCTTACAGGTAGAGATGGATATGCAGATTTCTATAAGAAAACTCTACAAATTGAAATGTTAGGACCTGTTGGTGATAAAATTGAGAAGTGGGAATTACATGGTGCGTTTATTAACAATGCAGTATTTAATGATTTAGACTGGGCTTCAAATGACCCTTCTGATATTACATTAACACTTTCATACGATTACGCAGTTTTAGAATACTAATACTACAATATATACTTTTGATACTTCATAAAAGGTTCTCTTAGTGAGAACCTTTTTTTATGTCTTTTTTCTAACTTTTTAAAAGTTATATATTTATATACGAACATTAAAATAAAAGTTTATGGCAAATTATGATTTTCCAACAGAAATCATCTCACTACCCTCACAAGGTAAGTGTTACCCGGAGAGTAATCCCCTCTCAAAAGGAACCGTTGAGATTAAGTATATGACTGCACGTGAAGAAGAAATTCTTGCATCGCAGAATCTAGTGAGAAGGGGGGTAGTGATAGATAAGTTATTCGAATCAATTATAGTTGAGAAGGATATTAATATAGATGATATTGTATTAGGGGATAAAAACGCAATATTATTAGCAACTCGTGTATTAGGTTATGGACCCGAATACAAGATAGAAGTTACTAACTCATTAGGGGAACAACAAGAGGTTATTATTGATTTAGGTAAGGTACAAACAAAAGAAATAGATTTTGATAACCTTTCTTCAGAAAACAAATACAAGTTTACTACACCACACGGAAAACATGAATTAGAGTTTAAAATTCTAACACATGGTGATGAAACAAAGATTGATGCTGATATTAAAGCATTACAAAGATTAAACAAAGGTAGTGTATCCGCAGAACTTACTACAAGATATCGTTTTATGATTCTTTCAGTAGATGGTGAATCTGATACAAAATCTATCACTAACTTCATTAATAACAAATTCATTACTCGTGATACTAAGGCATTCAGAGAATACATTGCTAAGATAACACCTGATATCAATATGGAATTCGATTTCGAGGATGAACAAACAGGAGATGTGGAGGTGAAAAACATCCCTATGGGAGTTGGGTTTTTTTGGCCTACCTAATAACTATTCTGTATTACTTCATACACAAATTTTCGAATTATGTTACTATGGTAATGGGTTTACTCAAGAAGGAATATACAAATTACCAGTTCATATAAGAATGTTTTATTATAGGCAACTTGCTGATGCTAAAAAGAAAGAAGCAGATGCACAAAAGAAGTCACAGAAACAAACACAGAGTTCTTCTCCAAAAGGACCAAATGTAAGAGTGAGGAAATAATTCCTCACTTTTTTTATGCTCTATATTTATAGTAGTACAATTGGAGAATATTATGAAACTAACAAAAGAACAAGTAAATTATCTAAAATCCAAGCCGGCATTTCAAAATGAAGGTATCGTTGGTAAGATTTTTGCAAGATTACTTAAGAAAAAACTAAAAAACAATACTGATTTTAAAAAAGCAGTAGATTCTTTTGATACTGCACAAGATAGAATGAAAAAATCTATCATAGATGCAGAAAAATCAGGAGTTAAAATTCCAAACGAACTTAAGAAATACGCTGGATTGTAATAGATGGCAAAATCTAAGGCAGAAATACAACAAGAATATAATGAGGCTTTAAAGGTATCTCAATCATTAACCGGTGCGTTAAATAAAATGATTGATAATACTGAAAAATCTCAAAAAAAAGTATCTGATGCTCAAAAGGAATTTAATGATAAATTAAAAAGTATAAATTCAGGTGCAACTGATTATGAATCTACTCAAGATGCAATCTTAGCACTAGAAAAACAAAAAGATGGATTATCTAAACGATATTTTGGTGCAAATGCAAAATTACTTCCACAAAAACAAAAAGAAGTTCAAGCAAATATTGATATTCAAAAAAGTGAAGGTGAGAGACTCAAATTAGTTAATTCATTAGATAATGCTGCACAAGGTTTAGCAGGTTCTATAAATGGTTCTCTTGATGGATTATTAAATGGATTAAGTGAGATACCAGTAATTGGTAAGGGAATATCAAATATAGCTTCAGGACCTGTAAATCACTTAAAAGGAGCATTCTCAGATTCAGCTAAAGTATTTACAACAAAATTTAGTTCAGCTCTATCTTCCGGTCAGAGTGGAATGAAGGCATTCGCTTCAGCTGGTGGTTCTTCTATGTCATCATTAGCTGGTACATTGATGGGACCCCAAGCTATTATAGCAGGAATTGTAGCTCTTCTTGCACTTGGAGTACTTGCAATGTTTAGAGTAGAAAAGGCTGCAAAAGCATTTAGGGATGAGACTGGATTACTAAATTCACAAACTCAACAAATGGGACAGAATATAAATTCTGTTTACATGCAAACTGCAGGATTAGGTGCATCGATGGAAGATGTAGCTAAAGCAGCAGCAGATTTCACAAATGAATTTGGTGGTATTGAACAACCTGCTGCAAATACAATGAAATCCATGATGGTTCTTAGTAAGAACTTTGGGGTTTCAACACAAGATGCAGCAAAATTAAATAAATCATTCCAAAACATGGGAGGGTTGAGTGAAGAAGTTGCTCAATCTAATTTAGAAGGATTAACACATTTAGCTGCACAGGCTGGAGTTGCTCCAGGTAAGATAATGGCTGATATAGCTGATTCTGCTGAAGATGCGAATGGATTCTTTAGAGGAAATGTACAAGCAATGGGAGCTGCAGCAATAAATGCAGCCAAAATGGGTACATCTCTTAAAGAAGCAGTTAAAGTATCTCGTGGTTTATTGGATTATCAAAATTCAATTGGTGGTGAAATGGAAGCTAGTGCTATCTTAGGTACTAACTTAAACTTTTCACAATCTCGTTATCTTGCAGCTCAAGGTGATGTGGTTGGTGCACAGGCATCGATGGTAGAACAACTTAGAAATTCTGTTGATTTACAAAACATGAGTGTATTTGAACAAGAAGCTCTTGAAAAAGCTACTGGTATGACACTTGGTGAGATGCAAAACATGGCTAGAATCCAAGAACTAGGATTAAGTACAGAAGGTGAAAGAGGAAAACTTTTACAAAAGGCACTCAAAAGTGGAATGGATATCTCTAATATGAGTAAAGAAGAGATAGCTGCAGCAACTGATAAATTAGCATTAGATGAACAAAGACAAGGTAGATTAGAATCGATGGGTAATAAAATGTCTGCATTTGGAAGTACTATTTTACAAGCATTCCTACCAATAGGGGAAGGTCTTATTGCAATCATAGAACCAATATTTTCATTAATTCAATTTACAACCAAATTTGCAATAAGTTCAATCAAGTTACTTGGCGAACAATTCAAAAATATAATGAACATAGTAAAGGGAATTTTTACTCTTGATATGTCCCTAATAGGAGATTCGTTCATGGCAGTTATTAGTGCACCTATTAACTATCTTAGAGACATGTTTCCTAAAACAATGGAATATATTGGAGGTCTTGTAACTGGTATAAAAGATAAATTCACAAAAATGATTCCGAAAGAAACTTTAGATAAAATATCTGGTTCTTTCAAATCCATGAAAGAATCTTGGGAAAAAATAAAAGGAACTTTAGCAAAATCATTTGAAAAAATTAAAACTGCATTTTTACCTGTTAAAGAAGCTTGGACTAAAATCTTTGGAGAAAGTAAATCTACTTTATTTGATACAATTGGAAAAGTATTTGGATTTGTTGCAGGTGTAGTTGGAAATGTTATTGGTAAGGTCTTTGGAGTAATTGCATCAATCGTAGAAAGAGTTGCTAACGTATTTGGATATGTTGCTAGTGTTTTAAGTGGTGATATTGGTCTTGGAGAGGCACTAATGGGAATAGGTTCTGAATTCATCGGATTACTTATGACAGGACCAACACTATTGTGGGATGGATTTACTTCTATCTTTGGTGGTATCGGTTCATGGTTAAAAGATAAAATTCTATCAGGACTAGGTTCTGTTGGTAGTTATTTATTTGGAGATGATGAAGAATCATCAACTGAAACTGAAATTAAAACTTCATCAACACCAGCTGACCAATCTGATATCATGAAAGCAAAATCTCCTATTGGGGAAACTGAAATGGGAACGATATCTCAAATGGCTACAAGTGGTGATATAGTTGGTGCAGCAAATCAAGTAGCTGGTACTGATATGAG